GCAATGTTGCTTAATGGGAAAGAAGAAATAAGACTACATATTCACCCACGTTGTAAGAAAACAATTGAGTCTTTAGAGCTTCAAGCGTATGCAGAAGACGGCACTCCAGATAAGACAATGAATCTGGATCACATGGCAGATTCTTTAGGTTACTTAATCTGGAAGGAGTTCAATCCATTACACATGAACTCAGGAAGAGGAACAGGTATTAGAATTTATTAGCTTTTATCTATAAACTGTTTACATAACCCAAGAGGCTCATCGTGTATAGCGGATACAACTTTTATAAACGTGAGAAAGCTGGAACAACAGCAGATATTAATGATCCAAATAGTGCGTGGGAGAATATGGAACCCCATTGGGTTCTGATTGAGAATTTATTAGGCGGTTCATATCAGATGAGAAAACGCCATCGAGATTATTTACCTCAAGAGCCTCGTGAGTTGGACGAGGCATACGACAACAGACTATCCCGTTCAGTTTGTCCTCCTTATTACCAGCGACTTGAAAGAATGTTAGCTGGAATGTTGACAAGAAAACCAGTTAGGTTAAATGACGTTGCTGATGTTATTCGTGAGCAATTATTTGATGTAGACCTTCAAGGCAATGATCTAAATATCTGGACTTACGATACTGCTAGAAAAGTAATTCGATATGGGCATTGCGGGGTGCTTGTTGATGCTCCTGCTGATGCAAACGGAAGACCATATTGGGTGACTTATAGCCCAAGAGACATTCTTGGTTGGAGAACAGAGCTAAAAGATGGGGAACAGAAATTCACTCAACTTCGATTGATGGAAAAAGTTGTTGAGCCTGAAGGAGATTATGGTGAAACGATTGTTGAGCAAGTTCGATTATTAACACCCGGAGCTTTTGAAATCCACCGTAAAAATAACGATGGTGATTTTCAATTGTTTGATGAAGGAACTACATCATTGTCTGAAATTCCTTTTTCTGTTGCTTATTCCAACAGGATTAACTTCATGGAATCACGTCCACCGATGGAAGACATTGCGGAATTAAATTTAAAGGCTTATCAAACACAATCAGATCTTGATAATCAATTGCATATTGCAGCAGTTCCAATGCTTGCGTTTTATGGATTCCCTCAAACATCTGAAGAAGTTTCTGCTGGCCCCGGTGAAGCAATTGCTTTTCCTGCTGATGGTCGAGCCGAATACATCGAGAGCAAAGGCACTAGCTTTGACTCTCAATTCAAGCGATTAGATCAGCTAGAGCATCAAATAAATACTCTTGCGTTGGCTGCGGTGCTAGGCCAAAAATTAGGGGCAGAGACAGCAGAGTCAAAAAGAATAGATAGGTCACAAGGCGACAGCACGATGCAGGTAGTCGCACAACAGATGCAAGACATGATAGATAACTCCTTAATATTCCATGCACAGTATTTAGGCAATAATTCAGCAGGTAGTAGTTTTGTTAATCGTGATTTCTTGGCGGCTCGTTTAGATCCTCAAGAAATTGGTAGCTTGTTGCAACTTTATACGGCTGGAACAATTACACAAGAGACGTTGTTGAAGCAATTACACGAAGGAGAAGTGCTTGGCGATGAGTTTGACGTTGAGGAAGAGTTGGAGGCAACGCAACAGGCTTCCTTGATAGAGATGGATCAACCTTTGGAGGAAGAAAAAGAAGAGGAGCCTGAAGAATCAGCAGAACCAGAAGACGAAAACGACCAATCTGAATAAATGTCAAAAACTGTTCCTGTCGGTGATGGAATCCCGCCTGAGTTTTATCGCAATGCGATAGATCTAAATCGGTTTAGTAATAGTGTTTCCAAAAAGCTGGTTACTTCATATAACAATGTAATTCTTAAAGCTGTTGAACAACTTGAAAAAATAGAAAGACAACCATTAAGCAAGCAACCTGCGTATAAGGCTGCAAGATTAAGAGCTTTAATCAAGCAAACAAAGCAGAGTTTAAATTCATGGGCTAATGGAAGTGTTGATAATTTAACTTCTGAACTTGAAGGTGTTGCGAGAGTACAAACAGAATTTGTTGAAGGTCAGTTAAAGAAATCAATACCCAAAAGTATGGCTCAGAAAATTACAGATCAAATTGGATATTCTGTTAAGTCTGTTGCTGTTAGTCCGTCATTTGCAAAGTCTGTTGTAAGTACAGATCCAACTGCTTTAAATCTTGCGGTTTTTAAAAGTGATTTAGCAGGAACAAAAACAGCGAAAGGATCATTTAACCTTACCGCCAAACAAGGGCAAACAATCACGTTACCTAATGGAGATGTAGTTAAAAAAGCATTTAGGGGATTGGCTCAATCTCAGGCTAAGAAATTTAATCAAGTAGTAAGGACTGGTTTACTTTCAGGTGATCCAACTGCTGATCTTGTCCGTCAAATGGTCGGAACTTTATCTTTTGGAGAAAAGGCTAAGACGTTGAAGCAAATACAACTGGCAGGGGGTGAACTTACAAAAATGGCAAACGGTCAAGTTATGACCATTGTTAGAACAACTGTTAATCAAGTTACAAATACTGCAAGCCAAACTGTTTATAAAGCTAACCCTGATGTGACGGAGGAATATCGTTATGTTGCTACGCTTGATTCTCGAACTTCTCCTGTTTGTAGAGATTTAGATGGTCAAGTTTTTAAATACAATCAAGGCCCAGTGCCTCCTCAGCATTTTGGTTGTAGGTCTACAACTGTTGCTGTTGTTAACTATAAAAAATGGGGATTTACTCCACCACCTGTAGGAAAAAGAGCGAGTGCAGACGGGCCTGTTCCTGCAAATACAACTTATGGAAAATGGTTATATGGTGAACGTGCGAAAGGATCAAAATTTAAACCCGGAGCAGAACAGATTGCTGCATTAGGAGAACAAAAGGCCAAATACTTTAATCGCCTGTCTAATAAATATGGCCCTGATCAAGCACTCAAGAAATTAATTAGAGAAGACAATACAGAAGTTTCTTTGGGGCAATTACAAAAGAGATATGGAAAACCTGAAGACATAAAACCAAAAGTAAGCAGCGTTGTAAAAGAAAGAAAAAATGCAGAATATTCATGGCAGAGATACAGCAACGGTTCATTAAAAGAAGGAGCTGAACCTACAAGTGCAACTGTTTGGACAAAAGAACGTCAAAAACTACATGACAAAATTGTGGAAGATATTATTAATGAAAATAATCCCAAACCACAAAAGAATCCAGAGTTCTTTATGACAGGAGGCGGGTCTGCTTCTGGTAAATCAATAATGCTTAAGAAGTCACCATTGCCTAAAGGAACTG